GCCGTCGAGATCACGGCTTCAAACGGTAAACGTATTTGCCACTGCTGCGGGATCTTTTACTTTGACCAACGGAAATGGTGGGGCAACTATGTTGGTCCAAAAGTTTCCCGTAGGAATGAACCAGATTTACATCCCTGAAAATGGGATGTTATTTACCTCTGGGGTTTACGTTTCTGCGCTTACGGGCAATGGAACAGAACTTACGTTTCTCCTAGCATAGGAAAAACGCATGGCTAAGATCGACAAGTCAAAGATGAAGTGCAACAAACCTAAACGCCAGATTTCTGGCGGGAAGAAGTCTGTTGTCAAGGCTTGCGATAAAGGCAAAGAAAAGATCATCCGGTTTGGCGATGCTAATATGACGATTAAAAAGTCAGACCCTAAACGACGAAAATCGTTTAGGGCTCGTCATGGATGTGATAAAGGTACACTAGATAAATTAAAGGCCAAGTACTGGTCTTGTAAGGCGTGGTGACGATGAGACTTGATTTTTCCAGCCTGGCGTCACTAGCGACTATTGGTATTTTAAGTTGGGGGGCACTCCAACTGTATGAACTTAAATCAGACACGGCAGTTATTAGTTATCAAGTAGGAGAAAACTACGACATGATTAAACCTATGTGGCAAGACTTTTTAGTTAGGAGTGCATCACAAAATGAGTATCAGCAGAACATCCATGCCGTTCCAGATATCCAGGCCTCCAGAGGAAAAGACTAATGGCGGAAAAAAAGAAAAAACTCGACGCTTGCGCCAAAAAAGTAAAGGCGCGGTACAAGGTGTGGCCCAGCGCATACGCAAGCGGAGCGGTAGCCAAGTGCCGAAAAGTGGGGGCCGCGAATTGGGGAAACTCTACTAAGAAGGCTGCTACGGGCGGGATTATTTCCGCTATAGATAAGCCTAAACGTCCTACTAATTACAGAGGCGGCGGCGTTATTGCTGCGGGCTGCGGTCAAGTAGCCGAGCCTAAACGTAAAGTTACAAGGACTTACTGATGGCAAAGAAGGAAAAGAACTCTTTGCGGGAATGGTTTGGTCAGAACGATGGCAAAGGATGGGTTGACTGTAAGACAGGAAAGCCTTGTGGACGCCAGAAGGGTGAGAAGCGAAAAGGTTATCCAGCGTGTAGGCCGACGATGTCTCAGTGTACGTCTGCGTCTAAAAAGAAAAAGTCTTCTAAGCGCATAAATTGGAAAGCAAATGGTGGATTAGTTAGAATCTTTTGAAGGAGAGATACAATGAAGATGAAGAACAAAGGTTACAAGGCTGGTGGCAAAGTCAAAGGCATGAAGGCTGGCGGCAAAGTCAAAGGCATGAAGATGGGTGGCAAAGTCAAAGGCATGAAGGCTGGTGGCAAAGTCAAAGGCGGCAAGGCCGGAGGACAAGTCTCGGGCATGGGATTTAAGGGAATCTTTTAACTTAGATGCCATATTTACAGAGCAACATCCCTTACTTTAAGGCTTGGGTTCGTCGTGAGTACACTCATAACCATGAGAAATATCACGGCGAATTTTTACATGCTATGGTTATAGCTGTAACAAGTATGCCAAACAGGTCGTTAAGTTTTCAGGTAATCTTCACGGGTTGCGAAGCAGAAGACGAGGCAGAAGACACAGTTCACGGCGGTGCAATGTGGGCACGTATGCCTCTTACGGCTTTGGTTGCAGATATACCTTTAGCTGAGTGGCCTACACCAATGGCGACACATGATGCCCAGCCTTGGGACTGTGCTTCTCATCATCATGCGGTGTATGTCATGGACAGGGCTACGCCGTGCCCTTGGATGGCAAAGATCGACGGGCAGTTTTTCCCTGCAAAATATTTGTTTACTGTAGATTATACGGACTCTGAAATAGCAGATGATCCCGCGCAGCATAAACAAAGCCACGTTTTGCAGTTGTTAGACGCAGGAGAATGGACGGGTAATATTGTTGCGCTTCCAAACAATCGTGTGCGTGTAACTCATCCTGCTTGGTTTTCTTTGGGTGAGGGAGCTCCAGACTTCAGGCCGTCACAACATATACACTATTCAAAAAGTGATTTAGACTATACACTGGATGTTAATAGAGTTTTTGACAATCTCTATAATGAGGATGATACCGATGAAAAACAAGAAACCGATACCTAGCGGTCCCAAGGGAAAAGGTATTAAAGCTTTAAAGGCAAAAGCCCCAGAAGTTGCGGCTCGTATGGGCTACAAAAATGGCGGTTGTGTCATGTCTGGTCGTGGTGGATCGTTTAAAGGAAACAGTTAATGACAACATCTGGTTCAAGAGACTTCAATCTCGATGTCGCTGAGATAATCGAGGAAGCGTATGAGCGGTGTGGGCTAGAGGTTCGCACTGGTTATGACGCCCGTACTGCACGTCGGTCTTTGAACTTGATGTTTGCTGAGTGGGCGAACCGTGGGTTAAACCTTTGGACGGTGAAACATGCTTTTGTTACTGTGACAAAAGGCGTGTCCGAGTACCCCTTGGAGTCAGACGTTGTAGATTTATTGGACGTTGTGCTGCGAAGAGATAACACGGATTATGAGGTCCAGCGCATCAGTCGAGGCGACTATGCTACTTTGCCTAATAAAACTACTGAAGGTAGACCGAGCCAGTTTTGGTTAGATCGTCAGATTGCTCCTAAGTTATATCTTTGGTCTGTTCCTGAAAACTCTACCGACCAGATCCGCTACTATTATGTCCGCAGAATTGAAGACGCAGACGATCTAGTGAACACGACGGACATGCCGTTCCGTTTTTATCCTTGTATGGCGGCGGGCTTGGCCTATTACATGGCGGTTAAACGTGCGCCAGATCGGGTTCAGATGTTAAAGACGATCTATGAAGAAGAGTTCCAACGTGCTGCGGACGAGGATCAAGGTCGTACTCCGTTGAAACTACAACCTAGTTTAAGTTACTTGAGGGTCTAATGCCTTACGCTGCGGGGAAAAAAGCCTGGGGAATATCTGATCGGTCTGGGCGCCGTTACCGTCTTCGTGAGATGAAGGTGGAGTGGACGGGTGCCAAGGTTGGGCCTGATGAGTTCGACCCCAAGCAGCCGCAACTGTCTCCACCAAAAGCTTTTCCAGATCCGCAAGCACTAATGAACCCTCGCCCAGAGTCGGGATTAGTGGAGCAACGCGCCATACAGTGGGGATGGAACCCTGTTGGGTTTTACGAGATCCCCGGTATAACGCCCCCTAATAACTTAGTCGCTGTTGGTGAAGCAGGCATAGTAACAGTGGAGACATCATGAGTTTTACATACGGTGAGTTGAAGCAGGCTATTGAAGATTATACGGAATACTCGGAGACGGGGTTCGTAGCCAATATTCCTTTGTTCATTCGATTGTCAGAAGAACGTATCTTAAAGAACGTACAACTTAGTTTGTTTCGTAAAAATGCTAACGCATCTCTTACCCAGGCATACCAGTACTTACGAGTTCCTGACGATTTCTTAGCTCCGTTTTCTTTAAGTTTAAGAACGGCTACGGGGAACCCTATTGTTTTTGGCGACACGTTTTTTGCTGAGTTCAAAGACCCAAGCTTTGTGCAGACATACACCCCAGACGCGACTACAACGGGTATTCCTAAGTATTATTGCCAGTTTGATGTTACTAACTTTTTGTTAGCACCGACGCCTGATGTGGCGTACACCGCTGAACTTCATTACTTCTACAGACCTAACAGTCTTACACAAGGTACTGACACAGAGAAGACTTGGCTCAGTACAAATGCGGAGATGGCGTTGTTGTACGGCGCATTAATCGAGGCGTACATTTACATGAAGGGTGAGCAGGACGTTATGGCTATGTATAATAGCCGCTTCCAAGAAGCCATGATTGGTGTTAAGATGCTTGGAGAAGCCAAAGAAGTTACAGACGAGTACCGCACAGGCAAAGTAATAAGGTCTAAAGAATGATGAACAGTCTTAGTTTTGATTTACCTCGTGAAGAGAGTGTGGTGTCCGTAAAGTCTACTAACGGACGGGGGTTTACTCCTGAAGAACTTGCGGAAGATTGCGTTGGCAAAATAATCTCTGTGTCTGATACGGCTTTGCCAGGGATTAGAGATCAAGCTCGTGCGTTTGAGCGGCACATAGAAAAAACAGTGGCGTATTACATGCGTCAAGCTATACAAAGTGACCGTACTACAGTTTACAACGCCCTTATAGATGCAGGGCATCCACAACTTGCTGAACTTATAAGGAGACTTTAAAATGGCCTTCAGCGGAAACTTCATGTGTACATCGTTCAAGAAAGAACTGTTGTCCGCAACACACAATTTCTCCACTTCTGGTGGGGACACGTTTCAGATAGCCCTGTATACAAACAGTGCTTCTTTTAACGCTGCTACTACTGCTGCTCCGTTTGGCAACAGTAACAACGAAGTAGCTACGTCTGGAACGTACACTACAGGTGGCCCTGCTGGCAGTACTAGCACGAATAGTTTGACTCCATCGAGCAGTATGCCTTCGTCCTCTGGAACCACAGCGTTTACTGACTTTGCGGACAAGACATTTACGTCTGCAACGATTACGGCTCGTGGCGCGTTGATCTACAATAGTTCGGCTGGTGCTGGATCGAACACAGCAAACTGTGTTTTGGTGTTAGATTTTGGTTCGGACAAATCTTCTACTTCTGGAGATTTTAAGATTGTTATGCCAAGCCCTGATGCTTCAAACGCTCTAATAAGAATCGCGTAAGGTTGGAGAGTTGATATGGTAGTACTTGTAAATAGAGCTAAAATGACCACCAGTACCACAGGTACTGGAACGATTACTCTTGGCAGTGCAACCAGCGGCTTCCAAAGTTTTGCGGCGGCTGGAGTTTCTAATGGGAACTCTGTTCGATACTGCATAGAGGATGGGTCTTCTGCGTTTGAGATAGGCACAGGAACCTACACTGCTTCTGGCACTACATTAAGTCGCTCTGTTCTTGAAAGCAGCAATAGTGACAATGCTTTGAGTTTATCTGGCTCTGCTGTTGTGTTTATCACAGCAATTGCCACAGACATTCAGGACATTGTGAATGACGTCACTCCACAGCTAGGCGGAAACTTAGACACTAATCAGTTTGATATTATTACAGTATCAAACAGAGATTTGGATCTGGCTCCGAATGGCACAGGTAAGGTTGTCCTTCGCGGTAACAACAACTCTGGTCGCGTAATCTTTAACTGTGAGTCTAACACTCACGGGGTAACTCTTTCTGGTCCGCCCCATTCAGCTAATGCTACTTATGCTTTGGAGTTACCAAACGCGGTTGGTTCGGCAGGTCAGGCAT